GGAACGAATTAAAAAAATTGCAAGGGTAGTACCCTATGGTTATAAACTGTGTGACGATAATCCAGATTATATTGAACCTATTGAAAAAGAAATAGAAGCTATCGAAAAGGCACAAGTCTATATACAAAATTGTTCATATAGAGAAGTTGCAAGATGGCTAACAGCAACAACAGGAAGATATATTAGTCACATAGGAGTAAAGAAAGTTTTAGATAGACATGAGCGAAATACCACCACCGAAACCGAAACTTAATGTAGGTCAAAGAAGAGGTGGTAAAAGATTTCTTAATAAAGAAACAAAAGCAAAACTATCAGCTAAAGCTGCTATTAACAAGCAGACTAAAAAAATAAAAAAGTTACAGAACGAAATCTATAACGCTAAAGAAAAAAAAGAAACTTTACAAAAGGCAACAGACCCAAACACAAAGTCTCAAGTTATAGAAAAAGATAAGTTAGATTTACTAACACCCACAGTTCAAGAACAAGCAAAAGATAATATTATCTTTGAACCTAATGATGGTCCACAAACACAGTTCTTAGCTGCAAGTGAACGAGAAGTTTTTTATGGAGGAGCAAGAGGCGGTGGCAAATCATATGCCATGCTAATTGATCCTTTACGTTATTGTGATAAAGGTTCACATCGAGCATTGCTGATTCGTAGAACAATGCCTGAATTGAGAGACTTAATATCTCATTCTCAACGATTGTATCCGAAAGCCTATCCCGGAACAAAATGGAGAGAACAAGAAAAGGAATGGAGATTTCCTTCAGGTGCAAGAATCGAATTTGGTTATGCCGAAAACATGACAGACGTTTTACGATATCAGGGTCAGTCATATACTTGGATTGGAATTGATGAATTACCCCAGTATCCTAATCCAGAGATATATAACTTTCTAAGATCATCTTTACGAAGCACCGATCCTGAAGTTCCTGTTTTTATGAGAGCAACAGGGAATCCGGGAAACGTAGGATCACAATGGGTCAAAGAAATGTTTGTTGATCCTGCTGAACCAAATACAAAGTTTGAAGAAAAGATTCAAACACCTCTAGGTGTAAAAACAATAACAAGAAGATTTATACCTGCTAAGTTACAAGATAATCCTTATCTAATGCAAACAGAAGATTATGTGATTATGTTGTCATCACTACCTGAAACACAACGTAAACAGTTTTTAGAAGGTGATTGGAATGCATATGAAAATTCATCCTTTCCAGAATTTAGCACAGTTGCTCATATATCAGAACCTTTTGACATACCAAGAAACTGGGTAAGGTTTAGATCGGCTGACTGGGGATATAGTTCACCTGCCTGTTGTTTATGGTTTGCTATTGACTTTGATAATAACCTTTGGGTTTATCGAGAACTATATACACAACGAGTAACAGCAGATGAATTTGCTAAAAAAGTTTTAGAACTAGAACACGGTGAGTTTGTTAAATATGGAATACTTGACTCATCTACTTGGGCTAGAAGAGGTGACACAGGACCTAGTATTGCTGAATCAATGATTCAACAAGGATGTCGTTGGAGACCTTCTGATCGAAGTCCTAAGAGTCGTGTAGCTGGAAAATTAGAAATCCACAGACGATTAAAGCTAGATGAAAAAACACAACAACCTAGTTTAAAAGTATTTTCAAATTGTCGTAATCTACTGAGAACACTTCCTGCACTACCAGTAGATAAAAGCAATCCTGAGGATGTTGATACAAATGCAGAAGATCACGCATATGATGCACTTCGATATGGCTGTATGAGTAGACCAATGCATCCTTACCACTACGAAAGTAGTCAAAGATTTTATAACACTGTAGAAAAATTTATACCTGCAGATGAAACATTTGGATACTAATGAAATTACCTAAGAAAATAAAAATAGGATATCGAAATTACGAATTTCAAATGTGGGATAAAAACTATGCCACTTCTAATGAAGCATCAGGAGAATTTTTTGCTAAAGAAGGAGCTATAGGATTATCCATAAATGAAGATAATGTATCACATGCCAATACATTAATACACGAGATTCTTCACGCAATTGTATATCAATGGGGTCTAGATATAACAACAGAAGAAAAGATTGTTAATACAATCGCTAACGGACTCACAACAGTATGTGTGGATAATAAATGGTTATTACCTTACATACAAAAAAACCTAACTAAGGAGGAGTAACTATGAAAGTAAAAAAAGACAACCTTAAGATGAAGATGTACAAGCAAGGTGAATTAGCAGAAGATCAAAAGAAAATGGCTAAACCTGCTGACAATCTTCCTAACGGTTATGACGGAAATGGTCAAAACGTAGATATGCCTAAGCAAAAGAAATCTTACGTTGATGGCAAAATATTTTCTATGGCTGACGAGAGGGATTACTAGAATTAATTAATTATGGCTGATGATGAAATCCTAGCTCTGGATAATGAAACAGAATCTTCTGAGTATGCTGAACTTGTTGGTTTAGTTAAAGGCAAGTTTAATGAATCAGAAGAAGCTAGGTTATTTGATGAAAATAGGTGGTTAAGAAGTTACAGAAACTATAGAGGTATCTATGGTTCTGATATGACTTTTACCGAAAAAGAAAAGTCAAGAGTATTTGTAAAAGTTACAAAGACTAAAGTAATGGCTGCCTATGGTCAATTGATCGAGGTATTATTTTCATCAGGTAAATTTCCAATTGGTGTAGAACCTACTCCTGTACCAGAAGGTATTAGTGAGTATGCCCATATTCCAAAACAAGCTCAAGAACAAGAAGAAGATACTTTTGAAAGTCCTTATGGATTTCCGGGCGATGGCATGGAAAGAGAAAAAGGACAAGTTATTAATGATGTTCTAGGTGGCTTAAAAAAGAAATATGGAAAAGCAGGTTTTGTTGATGGGGAAGCAAACGATAGTAGAGCTGAACCACAAATATCTCCTGCTCAAATGGCTGCAGCTAATATGGAAAAACTTATTCATGATCAGTTAGAAGAAGCTAATGCCGTAACAACTTTAAAACATTCTTTATTTGAAATGTGCCTTTTAGGTACAGGAATTATTAAAGGACCATTTAGTTATGATAAAACATTACATAAATGGGAAAAGAATCCTGAAACAAATGAGAATGAATATACTTCTACAACTAAATTAGTTCCTAAAATAGAAGCTGTTAGTTGTTGGAATATTTATCCTGATCCACAAGCAGTTAATATTGAGGAATCAGATTATGTCATCCAAAGACACATATATACTCGATCTCAATTAAGAGATTTAATTAATAGACCCTTTTTTAGAGCAGATGCTATTCGTGAGTGTTTAAAAAATGGATACAATTATGAACCTAGAGGTTATGAAAGTTCATTAATTGATCGTGAGAATACAACAAACGAATTAGACAGAAATCGATATGAAATTCTAGAATACTGGGGTTATATGGATAAACAACTTGCTAAACAAGCAGGTTTAGAAGTTGATGATGACGATGATGATTTAGATGAAGTATCTATAAACTGTTGGATATGTGGAGATGAAATTATCCGATTAGTACTTAATCCTTTTACTCCTTCAAGGATTCCTTACTTGGTATGCCCTTATGAAATCAATCCTTATCAATTCTTTGGCGTGGGCATACCTGAAAATATGGATGATGCACAAACAATTATGAATGGTCATGCAAGAATGGCTATTGATAACTTGGCATTAGCAGGTAACTTAGTTTTTGATGTTGATGAAACTATGTTAGTTCCGGGTCAAGAAATGTCTGTATACCCCGGAAAAATATTTAGACGACAAAGTGGTATGACAGGACAAGCAATTCATGGATTAAAATTTCCTAATACTGCTCCTGAGAATATGATGATGTTTGATCGATTCAGACAGTTAGCTGATGAATCAACAGGTATCCCATCTTACTCTCATGGTCAAACAGGGGTTCAATCAACAACTCGAACTGCAGCAGGTATGTCAATGTTAATGGGAGCTGCAGCATTAAATATTAAAACAGTTATTAAAAACATTGATGATTTTTTATTAAAAATTTTGGGAGAATCATTCTTCCAATGGAATATGCAGTTTAATCAGGACACACCAGAAATACGTGGTGATTTAAATATTAAAGCAAGAGGAACATCTTCACTGATGCAGAAAGAAGTTCGTTCACAAAGATTGATGACTTTCTTACAAGCAGCATCAAATCAGAATCTTGCACCATTTGTAAAATGGCATTCAGTATTAAGAGAGATTGCAAAGACTCTAGATATTGAACCAGAGAAATTAATTAATGATCCTGAAAGAGCTGCAATCTTTGCAAAGATAATGGGAATGGCAAATGGAAGCAAAACAAATCAAGGCGATGGTGGACAACCCAATGTGGCTGCATCTGGAGGAGTACCTGCAGGAGCAAATCCAAGTGACCTCACAGGCGTTGGAGGTGGCAACATCGGAGTTGGAGGTGTACCGACTCCAAGGGAAGATCAGTTCTCTACGCCAACTGAAGAATCTTAAAATACAATTAAGGGAGTATAAATAAATATAATGGCACTGTATGACGAACCACAAAAAACTGGCAATAGATTACTAGGTCAGAATTTAGTATTACAATTTGATCCTAATACGTCAAATTGGAAATACCAATATCAACCTTTTAACTATACCAGTACACCTACAATGCCTACATTTAAAACTGAACCAAAGTTTCCATATGCTGAAACTCCTACAACAACACCTGAAACACCAACAACAGATCCATGCCCACCGGGTTATATTTATGATGCTGAAAAGAAAATGTGTGTTGTTGATCCTAATTATGTACCACCCGCATTTGCTGGAGGAGATGGTGGACAACCAACACCAGAAGCTCCTAAACCTGATTTAAATGCACAATCAAGAGAAGCTGTAGAATCATTCATTGAATTAAAGAATGAAGGTAATTTTGATTTTAATACATACAATGCAGATAATAGAACTGTAGACTATACACCAAAAGAAGATTTTACTAATACTGCTTTAGGCGTAGTAGCAGGTGCTATACATCCAATTTTAGGTATACCGTTTGCTATAAAAGGTATAGATAAATTTACAGATGAACAAGCATTAAAAACTAGAGGTATTTTAAAAGAAGTTGAAGATCCTGCTAATCCGGGTCAAATGAAGATGGTTGCAGATTTACAGCAATTAAATAGAGTATCAGAAGTAGATATTCGTGGAGTTCCTGCTTCAGCTTATGCTCAAACACATGGTTCATTAGTAGGTGATCCTGAAGAAGCATATAAAAAATATGCAGAGCAATTAACAGTAGATGAAATGCCAATGCTAGGTGCTGCTGATACTACAGCGTTTAATTTCCCTGATATAGGATTTGAAGGTGTTGCAGGGCAGTTCTATTCAGGTGGTCAACGTGTTGATCCTGCATTAGTACAAGAAGCTATGAGTAAAGGATTTACAACTAGTTCTCAAATTCAAAATTATGTAGATCAAGAAACACAAAAACGAGAAAAAGCAGAAGAAGAAAGAATAGCACAAGAAGCAAAAGCACAACAAGCAAAACAAACTCCATCAGATAAGTTTGAAGAAGAAAGAAGAAAAAGAGAAGAGCAAACAGGAGCTGATTTTAGTAACATTCAAAGACAAGCATATGATAAAGGAACTGCTGCAGATAGAGGATATGACGCGGGATGGCTACGATTTAGTCCATCAAAAGGTGGTGCATCAGTTAAAGGCGAAAGATTACGAGGAGGCATATAATGGCTAATGGTATAATGGGGAATGCCCCACAAGACATGGCAGGTGGCGTTTCAGAACCAACACCAAGCCAAGGAGCTGGTGGACAACCTGCTTCAACAAACAAAGATGATGCAGTTTTAAATATGCATATGACAGCAGATGTAAAACAAGCATTACAAAACAAAGGAATTAATATTGAATCTGTACAAAGTTATGGACCACAGGAACCTGTCATAGTTATTCCTGTATCTATTATTACAGCAAAGTATCCTGCAGAAACACCTCAGGATTCTATGAAACAGTTTGTACAAGATATGATGCCACAACAAGATATGGCAGAAGCACAACAAGTTTCTGAGCCTACACAGGCTACAGAAGTACCACCCCAAGACGGTGGTGGTATGATGAATAGGCGACCTATGACTGCGTAGTCATAGCCCCTTGATTTAATAAGCATAGGGCGACCTGTTCTTCCACAGCACCCAAGGAGAAAAAATGGAAGAAATAAGAAACGAAAATGAGGAACTAGAGCAATCTCAAGAAGAAGAGGTTGTTGAAGAGTTTCTCGAACCTACACCTTATCGAAATAAATATAAAAGAGATTTAGATAAGGATGACGAGCAAGATTCAGCTACTGTTCAAAAGGACACCGATGCACTTGACGAAGATGCAGAAGCTACTCCCGATAAAGAACGCCCTGAAACTGCTGAGGAACGAGTCTTTAAGAAACGTTATGACGATCTTAAAAGACACTATGATACTACTATCTTGAAATTTAAGGATGAGGTATCAAAGTTAAAAGAACAACTGGCAAGTGGTGTACAAGAATTTAAGCCACCTAAAGATAAAAACGAGCTTAGTGCTTGGAGGCAGAAATATCCTGATGTTTATGATATTATCAAAACAATAGCGATAGAAGAAGCTGACCAAAAAGCTAAGTTAGTTGAAACTAAGTTAAAATCATTAGAGGATGCTCAAATAGAAGTATCATTACAAAAGGCAGAAGTGGAACTTGCTAAGTTACACCCTGACTATAAAGAAATAAGAAATAGTGATGAATTTCATAAATGGGCTGAAGAGCAAGACGATACTATTCAAGGATGGCTCTACAGTAATAACTCTAATGCTAAATTAGCTGCAAGAGCTATCGATTTGTATAAAATGGATAAAGATATTACAGCTAAGAAAGAAACTAAAGTTAATCTGAAGGATGCAGCTAAATCTGTTACTGCTACCCATAAGGGAAATAACATTGGTACTACTCAAAAGAAAGTCTGGACTGTACAAGAAATTCAAAGATTAAAACCTTCTGAATTTGTAAAGTATGAAAAGGATATTGACCTTGCTAGACGAGAGGGTAGAATTAAATAGCATAATATAACAGTAAATAGGAGGACAATATAATGGC